GTGATTCATAGACAGGTTTACCAAGACCCCATTCAGGGTGGTTGACTGTGATTGCACAGTTGTGGTCTTTGCTGTGACACAGTTCTTTTATTTCGTCATCCGTATAACCGATTTGTGGCGAAACTACGGATGCAAATGCCTCACCCAATCTTTTTATGTCAGAAGTTCTCATTTTATTTTTTCTCCGTTGTTACATCCACTTGTTCACGCCAGTGGCGGCGACTATAGCTGCTAATAAAATCCAAAAGGCCTTTTGAATGAAACTAACGACTCGTGAGTTATCATTCACCTTATCGTTCAGTGCATCAAGTTTTGACGAGAACTTATTCATGCGTTCATGTTGATTCGCATTGTATTGTTCTATAGATATGAGTCTTTCCTCTGCCCGAGCAATAGAAATCATTGCGTCAGCAAGTTTATCAATCTTTTCCTCAATACGGTCTAACCGTTGAGTTTGAGTCTGTCTCGCCACTTGTCTTACTTCCTGTTTCATTTTTTTCCCATAGGATTTATAACTTTATTTATATAAATTTAGTTTTTATTCCCACATTTTTATCACGAGATTACCATAACCCTTTATGATACGATGATACTCCATCGCCTTTATCTCGTAAACTACACCATGTTCCATGATAATAGGTTTCTCGTTGTCTTTCTGCAACTTCCATGCAGTTCCTTCGATAACCATAATTTGTCTATCATTTTGGTCACGATGCCAAACCAAATCCTCTTCATCAACATATTTTGAAAAGACTCTAATGTCTTTATTTTGATAATAAGGTTGCATGTAATCACCAAAAGAAGTTTCCACCACCACTTAATCCTAATTGTTTTGCATATCTTGGTAATCGACACGCCCAATATCCAGCCTTTGTTTTATCGTTTTGTTGGTCACATCTATGACGAGCGGCAAATGATTTACGAGCCTGCTTGTCATTTAGTTTGACCTTCAATCCTGTGGTGTCACCCCATGTAACCTTCTTCACGTTACCACTTGAAGGGTCACGAACATACACATAGTATTTCTTCGGCCCACCTCTCTTCGGTTGATTTAGAGGCATATCTTGTTTGTCTTCTTCAAAGATACAATCTAGTGCGACATTTTCTCCACGCCATTCTGCGAACTCGCCGAGGTCAGACTCCATGATATCTATATCTGCGACATCTAACTCAAGGTCACCTGCATAATACTTCTCTCTTGCTTCACGAAAGTATTCGAAATACTTCTCTGACCCAACACGAAAAATGTTGTTTTCAATAAGAGAAGAGCAAGTACCACAACACTCATCAGTTCCACAATCTGTGTGTTCAGTAAATGTTTTCATTATCTACCTAAGATTTTCTTGATGTCTGCGAGAGACCTGATGCTCTTTTGGAATTTCTCTTTTTCATTCGGTTTTGAAAGGCCATCAAAACGAGCCAATGTCGCTTTCGCTTGGTCTCTAGAAACTTTTCCTTTTCCTCTGTTAAATACAACTTCTGCTCCTGTTGGTAAATCAGCCGCCTTACGCAACTGCATGATAATATTTTTAGAAGCAGCCTTTCTATCGTCATCGGTTGCTTCAGTGTCTTTGTCTTTTTTGGTGAGTGCCATACCTTTGGTTGCACCACGAGACTTCATCGCTCTTCTCGCATCAGCAGCGGCACTTGCCTCATTCTTTGGTTTCTCACCACGTTCTTTCTTTGAGATTGCAATCGCAGCTTGTTGAGCAGGAGAGACTGCTTCACCTAAACCTTGTTTAAGTTTGATTTTAGGTAATGCTCTTTGAAGATTTTTGAACTGAGCATCAGATAAGATAATTTGGCCACCAATTTCGCTTGCGCTTGTGCCTTTTTTGACAGTTATCTCAACTCCTAGTTTTCCTTTACCAGCCGCAAACCTTACTATTTGTATACCACCTTTATTGTATAAATCGGTGGCTTCATTAAGTTCGACTTCTTCAGCAAGCAACCAACCCTTTGAGAGATACTCTTTCTGTTTCGATTTGTCGATAACGATAACCTTGTGTCGTTTACCTGACATCATCTTGACAACCATAACTTCTTTCTTAGGGTCAATCAACTGACGAACAGATTTTTCCTCTGCAACACGTTTTGCCGTGGCGGTTGCAATTGCCATCTTCTTGTCCATAGGCATGTCAGGTTCGTCCTTTTTCATTGCTTTCGCTATTTCATTTCTTTTCTTTATCTCAGCGGGAGTGAGTGTTTTCTCTTCAACAGACTTAGACTTCTTTACCAAGGAGGTAACTGTATCTATATGTCCTTGATGATAATCATGGTCATCAGCACTTAGTCCTGCATCTGCAATTTTCTTTTTCGCAACATCAACCATACCTTTCATTTTTTCAAGGTCAGTCTCATCAATATTACCATCAAGACCTTTTCTTTCAATTGCAAGATAGTCATCTACTGCTTGGGCTGCACTAAGAATTTCTTCTTTATTGTCTTTGGTCTCGTAATCTTTTTTAAACGCCTTTATTGCGCCAGGACATAATTCCATATCGTCAAAGGTTTTATTTCCTATTTTTGTTTCTTCAAATAAATATCTAAACTTTTTCATTACGCTAAGTCCTTATCGTGATTTAAGTTGCCCTTTTTCTTTTTTACAATAAATGCATTAACTCGTGCATATCCCCACTGAGAAGGTGTTGTGCCAGGCCTGTGTCCAGTTCTCCATGCGGCAACACCACGGTCAAAGACTTTCTTGAGTGTTCCATAAGAGATACCAGACTTCGATGCTTTCTTTGCAAGTGCCTCATTTTTTTCCTGAAGAGACTCGTCCAGTCTCTCTGCATAAAATTTTCTAAAGGTTTTTCTGCCACTCATGGTTGTGTCTCTCTGTTTTTTTGTTGTGCTTTTGCGAGTCGTCTTGCATCTCTTGCTTTATCAAGAGTTGCACGATATTGTTTTTTCAAGTCTTCTTTATCATCTTTATAATCAGTTCTTATTTTTATAACCTCTGGGTCAGTCTCAGCCTTCAACTCAAGATGTTTTGGAAGAAGACCTTTCTTTATCATCTGATTCATATACTGTAGAACTTGTCTTGGAGATTCGACACCAAGTTCATGTCTCAGAAAATCATACGCACCTGATTGTCCTGCCTTCGGATTCTTACGTCTCCAATCAAGATACAATCGAACCGCCTTCTGATATTTCTTTTTGTTTACAATTTTATCCAATGCTTTATCTAAGGCTGGACTCAACACTCCTGTCGCAGACTTCGTGCCAAACGCACCAGTGCTACCTATCTTTTCATCAAACATCTTCTTATATGCTTTGGTATACTTTGATGGTTTGGTCTCTGCACCCTTATCGCCAGGCGCTGGTTTGTATGCAGATGGGTCATCATCATCCTTTGCAGTGCCTTTCTTGAAATGTGCGGCACGTTTCTTCTTGGTTGACTTTGACATGTCATCGCCTTCAGCATCCTTCGCATAATACTTTGCAGGCTGTGTTCCTTTTACATCCTTACCAATCTCTTTGTCCTGACGTGCTTTCTTCTCGACCAGTTCTACATCGTCTAACCACTTGCGATATCTTTTTTGATTCACTTCTACAATGACATAGTTCGCACCAAGCATAGAGACAATACCAACCTCTCCACTTTCTTTGATAATAACATCATCACCGATTTCAAACAAATCACCTGAGACATATGCCTCACGAGTATCGTCTAATTTACCTAAATCGATATGACGTTTGAAAGAACGTTCTTCTTTGATACCAAGTCCTGCTCGAACTTTGTTAAAGAGTGTGCGAGTATCTTTGTCAGAAAATCCTTTGGGAACACCCTGTGCGAATGCCGCATAGTCATTATCCTTTGCTGACGCACGTTGCTTGGATGCAGACATTCCTTCAACACCCTCTGCATCAGGGTCACGTTGACCAGCAGATACAATATTGATTGTCTCGAAGTTATAAAAACCATGTTTGGCTTTCTTACCATTGTATTTTTTCAATAGAGTTTCGAACTCATTCAAACGGTCTTGACCGACAACCATGTTGATTTTACGATATCCCAAATCATAAAGTTTTGCGGCTACGTCAAAAACATTACGAATCTTTTTATCGGCAATGATATTGCGACCATGTTTGGGAAACATCTTACGAAGAGTTTTGATTTTATCAGAATAAGACAATGGGTCTTTCTCACCTGTTGTCTGAGATACAAAGATTTTATAATCTGCACCTCTCGCCTTTTTAACAATCGTATCGATAACTTTACCATGACCAATTGTCGGAGGATTCATTCTACCAAATGTAAAGAATACCTCACGTTCCGACTCAACCAGATACGATTTAAAATTCTTAATTACCACTACCGCCGCCTTTTTTCTTTTCAATCTCTTTCTTACGAATCTTCGGAAGCATCTTCCTCGCAAGTTTATCAATCTTTGGTTTCATCTTATCTAGACGTTTCTCAATATCTGTTCTTCGTGCTAATCCAAGGTCACTCTTATCTTGACCCTTTGTTATTTTCTTAGCAAAGAAGTTCCTTGCTTGTTTGGCAGCTCTTTTCTTGAGAACATCAACAGATGCAACTTTTCTCTCTGCTCTCTTACGACCAAGAGCAATTTTTGCTTTCATCTTTTTCATCTGACGAGATTTTGCCATGCGTTGTTGCACAGTGAGTGCCTCATAAGGGCCTTCACCATCATCACGTTTACGTCTTTTGGCATTGTATGCTAACTGACCATCACCTGTTTCAGTGTAGTCAACGGTAAGAAAATCTTTAAAACCTAATGGTTTTGGCATTTGGTCTACCTCTTTGGTTTATCCCATCCCTTCAGCACATCAGGACTGAAGTTGTTATACGAAAATTCAAGGCGGTCAACCAACTTGACCGCATCACCACCTAATTTGTCAATCGCAACAAAACCTTCCGCACCTGTAGTCTTGTAACCAGTTTTGGTTTTTACAAAAGCGTCATAGTTTTGTATACTATTAAGTTTATTTATAAGTTTTAATTTTGCTAATACAATATTTTTCTGTAGTTCAAACATATTGACGAGAGACTTCTTGTTCTTGTTTGAAAAAAAGGTGAGAATATCGTCTAATTTCTTTTGTTGAGTCGCTTTACCCTTCTCACTCTTTCGTTTTTCTATCTCTTTTGCGAACTTATTCTCAATCCATTTGATAAGACCTGTGACATGTCTACGACTATCAGGTATCATCTGTCCTTCACGCACATATGTATTGTTGTATTGTTCGATGAGTTGTGCAAGTTCTTGATTGTTCTCTAGTTCACGCAGTGTCGAACCTGCAATCTTATTGAATATCTTACCAGCCGTTGACAGGTTCTTGGTAACTTCGGCAGTCTCTTTGTCATCCATAGTTGCACCACCGACATCACGCAACATCGCATCTGCTGAGTAAACATTCTTAGATGACTTGAACTTAGATACATCAACACCATACTTTGCTTTCATCGACTCGAAGTCTTTACCTGTATAGGTTGTGTGCCAAACAATACCAATCTGTGCTTTGCGTATGGTATCTGCCTGTTCGTATGGAACAGCATAGATAATTGTATTGGGGTGAAAGGTTGTGTATTTCTGTCCATCGATTTTCTTCGTCTCAACGTCTCCTTTTGAGAACAAGAAGTCTCCTTGAATAACACCCTTGATATTAAGGTCTGGTAGATACTTCAACGCAGCCTTCATCTTATCTGCAAGGTCACCAGACATATCTGCATCAATCTCTGCATTGGTTTTATAGACCTTTGGATTCTTAGCAAAGATACCTTTCTTTGCGACAAAGAACTCACCATCACGAGGGTCTTGACCACAAAAGATTGCAGGCGCACCATCCCACTTGGTAGATAGTTTACTTTTAGACTGACCACCTAACATATCACGCAACTCACGCAATGCATTGATTGCCTGTCGTGTTCCATTCACACCACCATAGAGAACCTTATCCTCGATATGGGTCATGTGAGTGTTCTTCTGTTCTGTTATATAATTTCTAAAACCAACCATTGTCGTAATCTTCTTTATATATTTTTCTTATATCATCTATCATCTTGAGTGATAAATCTTTCTCTTTCCAAATCGATTTTGATATTGTAGCCTTTACTCTATCAAGTTCACAATCAATCTCATTCTCAATAAATGTCACACATTCCTCAAAGTTTTCAAAATCAAATACCTTATCATACTGACTTAGGTCACCCCCACATTCATATTGAGAACGAAACTCTGGTCTTAAAGGCCAGTATTTTCCACCATTTATAATCTTTCCTATTTCCCATTTAGTCCAATCTGGAACTTTTTCATTATATCTTGCTTTCATAAAACCATAAAAGTTTATTGAAAAATTCACTGCACTTAAATATCTTTTTATCGGGTCTCTCTTTATCGTTATTCTTTTCACATTCCGAAACTCATTTGAGACCATAGAATTTTGTAAAGTCAAGTCATACCAGTTTGAGGTAACTTGTTTACTCTCAATGCCATTTAGATGTGACCACATAATCTTGAGTGATGACGAACAATTTTTCGGTATCAAACAAACATCTAAAACATCATCAAAGTATAATACTTCACTAACCAACTTTTAATCCATTATAAAGTGTTTTCAAACTCCATTGTTTAAGTTTACCACCTGAACTCGAACGAACCGACATTGCAAGCGTTACCTTCTCGTCTCCCGACCTCAATTCAATAAACCAGTTCTGTTTCGAACTCCGAGATGAATATGACTTCACGAATCTAACCTGTGGTAGAAATACTCCGAGTTGGTCTTTGTCTGTTATCTCTTCATATGTTCCACTCTTCTCTATTGCTTTAATAACAATAGTCGGAACATCAGGTGCATCTCGAAGTATTGCCTCTTTGATATAGTTCAAAGTCGCATCTTTGTTCTGATTAAATCTTTCAACCAATCCCTGACGAACAATCTCCAGATATTCATCATAGAGTTTGTTTTGTTCTTTGGTCGGAAGTTTATTGATGGTTGCGATTGCTTTTGTTTTATCAGGGTGACGGCCGCCTTTGCCACCATCGTGATTACCATACTTAGGAAAATCAGGTATCTTTGAATAAACCTTATCATATACTTTTTTTCGAAGGGCCTCTTTACCTTTAGCGTCATTAAAAGAAGGGCCACTTCTCTCGTTCACAAATACAGTATAATGATAAGTGTTGAGTTGAGGTTCTTTGGTTTTCTTACCACCAGACTTGAGTGATGCACCAAGCATCTTTCCATCTTGATATTCAATAAACATATCGCCTGGATGATTTTGTGGGACACCTTTTGGTTTTGCTCGATATCCCCAATACACTCTTCGTATTGGTTTATCTTTATTTTCATCAATCAAATAGTTGTAAATCGAAATTGCAGCCTTCATCTTTTCGAAATATTTGGATGATGAGTCTGCTCTCTGTAATGTATCTTTTGCGGCCGCTTGGTCTTTAGCACCTACACATTTAAGTTTGCGAGTATCAACTGAGAGTAATCTTTCCATTAATTTGTCAATGTCTTTGTCAGACATACCTGTCGGTTTGATTTGACGTTCAAACATAATACAGGGAAAGAGTTCGGTGATGCTTGCATTGAGTGTAGATTCTCCCATGCCGCCCTTTTTGGGTTTTACGAGAATTATAAATTTACGACCTTCATGTTCTCCGTAAATAGGGTCAACCGAAGATGCGCTTGTTTCTCTTTTTTCAGCACTAATACCTGCATTCTTCAGTCTACGAAGAATCTCATCTCGGTCAGTTTCACGGTCATCAGACGTAACACGAAATTCTATTCTCGATTTCTCACTTGCAGATTTCTGAGTATACTCAAATCCTGAAAACACATCTCCAGCGAGTTCAAAGTCTTCGACTAAGTAGTGATTAAAAGATTTCATCGATATCCCATTTGTTACAAAAGTGTATTATAACACTATTTATAATAAAACGGAAGTGTTATTTTCTTTATTGTATTGTTCAATGGTATCTTTGAGACTATTGACCCAATTATCACGATGTTCGATAAAGACTTGAGGTTCATCCATACCATCAACAGAGATAATTGTAACCAACTGAGTGATAGGCATATCTGTGCGTTCTTCCCACATGATTGCATAACCAGACTCTTGCATGAAGTAGTTCTTAATCATTGAGGGTGTTTTACGTTTACGACTTGTCTTGAAGTCAATGATAGATAACTTACCATCAAACTCTGCAACGCAGTCAACACGACCAGCAAGACCTAGATGTGTAGAATAAAGTGGGGCTTCCTGTGCATATACTTTTCCAATACGTTCATCAAGAGTTGGTTTCATAACAAGAAACGACTCAATGATATCAGGTGTATATCCATCTTTGAAGTTCGGGTCATTGTCAATATACTTCTCGATGATTTCATGAACCTTTGTGCCTCGTGATGATGCACGATGAGAGATACGATTGGCTTCCTCTTCACCGACACGTTTACGCCATGCGGCGATACCTGCACGACTTAGAATGGATAAGACTGTCGTGATAGAAGGAAGGTTGACTCCTTCGGGTGTCACATACTTACGACCACCATCAACATTAATGGTTTCCATTTCAGTGAGTTCTGTTTGTTCATGTATAAAGGTCATGCTATTGCTTTCAGTAATCCAACGACTAGAATGATAAACATCGTTGTGTTTAAAATAATCAGGGCTCGGTCTTGCCAAATCATAGACACCCATCCCCATAGTGCAGTTCCAACCACACCAAAGATAAGGTCATAGAGTGCATACTCAGGGCCTGCTGACCTACAAATAACACCTGCAATAATAAAGGCTGTCGCTGCCCATTTGACATACCAATCAATAGTATATGAGGGTGTTACCTTCTCGATTAGATTTGTGTTATTTTTTTCTGCCACGAATCCTCTCCATTTTTTTCTTCGATTCCAACCATTTCTCGTATGACAATGGTTTACTTTCTGCTCCGCATTTGAGTTTGCGTTTGGTGAACTCTTTTTTCAACATCTTCTTGGCATCTACACCAATGAATGCACCGACTAGTTCTAACAACGCACGGCGGAAAGAACGACCATGATGCATGTGACCCAAGCAATGTGCCAACTCATGCAACAGAACGTATTCGTCTAACCCTGCTTTACTGTCTAGGATTATTCCCCAACCATCAGTCCAACCTGCAAAACCTTTACCTGAGTTGCGTTCTTTGAGAACAATTGTGGGTTTTTTTATTGTGGCAGTCTTGCGACCTTCTAGTTTCCAAACCTTTTGCCACTTCTTAGATGCATAGATTTGTTTTGCACGTTTCTGTGCTTCCTCGACAGTCTCGAAGTTTTTGATTTTGCCATATTTTTTCTGAAAAACAAATTCTGCTTGGTAGGTCTTAGACTGTTCAGAGTCCCGACCATTCAAACCTTTATTTTGTTTATCTCTATGTTTCAAAAGATACTCTTGATATTCAGCACTATGCGGCATTCATCATCCCTTCAGCATTAATCGCAACTAAACTCTCACGAGCATACGCATCGATTTCCCAAGGCTGGTCATCATATTTAGTATTGGTGTAACACTCACCATCCCACTCTGCAACTTTGACAAGACATCCATCAAGTATCTTAATGCCGTGGTCTTGTAACCGACCACTCATAATCTGTTGAGCATGAATCATTTCGTGTGCGATATTGATTTTGATTTGTCCAATATCAAGTGGTTCACCTTGAATATGAGTTGCAATTTCGATATCAATTTCTTCATAGTCACCATAACAGAAGCCACCTGCATCTGCATCAAGTTTTTTATTGAACTCAAAACAAATCGTTGTATCAAAACTACCCTCACCATAAAGTCCTAACTCATAGGCAACAGCATTGATATAATCAACGAGATTGTTCTCCTTCGCAAAATCATCTTCAACAAAAATGTCAACTTTCATAATCATTCCTTTCGACTATACTATTAAGTTATCAGGCCTGGCAGATAATGTCAACAGCTTTCTATGAAAAAAATGAAATTTATTTTGACTTATTTTGAAAATAATACTTGACAAATTGTGATTTGTGTCGTATTATGTATATGTAAGTTGAGAGAAAGGACTTCAAAAATGAGTGTCGAAATTATGGAAATCACTAAGACTGAGTATGATGGGTTTGTTGATTACTGTGCAAAGTTTTATGGTGAAGGTCAGATGTATGCCCAACGGGACTTTGCTACTAAAGCACAGATTCGGGAAGCAACCAACATCTACTTGATGAGTAATCGGGAAGAGTTCTTTGTTGACTTGAGTGACATTGACCCTACTGAATATCGTAAGCATAAGTGGGGCGGTGGTGACACTGTTGACCGTGAGACTGTCGCTGGCATTCTTGTTAACGAACTTGGTGTAGACCTTTACTAAAGGAAAGGAAATAGTTATGAATGAAAATGATGGAATCTTTGACTTCTTGGATAATTTGCGTGACGATGGTAGTATCAATATGTTTGGTGCAGCCCCTGTTATTCAAGAGGTCTTTGAATTGACTAAAACAGAATCAAGACAAATTCTTACTGAATGGTTGAAAAGACCTAAAAAAGATTTTGCTTGACAAACTCTGTTAGATTTGGTAATATAATATTATAGTTGAGAAAAGGAGAGAAACTATGGCTTATGTAACACAAGAGATGAAAAAAGAGTTGGCGCCTGGCATTAAGGCGGTTCTCAAGAAGTATGGTATGAAAGGTTCTATTAGTATTAACAACTATAGTTCTTTGGTTGTGACTCTACAACAAGGGCCTTTGGACTTTAGAGGTGTTGACTATCGGGGTGACAATATTTACTACCCTGCTACTGATGGCAATATGCACAGTCAAGTCAATACATACCACGTTGATAAGTTCTATAGTGGAGTGACTGCTGACTTTTTGAATGAGTTGGTTGCCGCCATGAAAGGTGTAACGAGTCGGGGTGAGTGGTATGACAAGACCGATATCATGACTGACTACTTTGATATCGCATACTATGTAAACGTTAATGTCGGTAAGTTTGATAAAGGTTATATATACACAGGAGAGGAGAAGTTAGCCGCATGATAAACAAAGAGGCTCAGTTGAGACAAAAACAAATTATCAAATTTCTCAGAGACGCAGAAGATGACCTCGCAAAAGCTCAAAAGGAGAAAAACCTTGAGAGCGTTGCGACATATCAGTTTCTTGTGAATGAATATGAACAAATGTTAGAAGAATTTAACGACTATTACAAAGTCTAAATACCTAAAACACTATATACTATTAAGAGGTTATTATGGAACTTGATGTATTTGAAATACTTCAAAAGTTTTCTGAACAGAAAACAAGAAAAGACAAGATAGAGTTCTTGAAGAAAAACAGTATCCCAGCCCTGCGAGACGTTTGTCGAGGGGCATATGATAAATCTATTGAATGGAGTTTACCAGCCGGTAAACCACCATACACGCCAAGTCGCCCCGAAAGCACCCCAAACAGTCTAAGGAGACAACACTTAGAGTTCGGTTGGTTTGTAAAAGGTATGAAAGGCGACTCCATCACAAGTTATAAACGAGAGAATAAGTTCATTCAACTTTTGGAAAGTGTTCATCCAGAGGATGCACTCATTATTCTCAATATGGTGCAAAAGAAAGCACCCTTCAAAGGTTTGACTAAGAAGATAGTAGAGGAGGCGTTTCCTAATCTGCTAAAATCTTAATATTTTCGTTATGTTCTTTTAACTCTAACAACAAGGAGCGTCTATGCCAAGAAACCAAATAGAGAGATTGAAGAACGACAGTAGAGAACTCGATAACTATATTCACCGCCTGCGGAAGAAAGGCCGCACAGACCTTGCTCATAAGTTATTGGTGAAAAAAGAATTTCTTAATCAATCTATTGCAGAATACGAAAATTCACTTCTAGCATAAAGGTAGGTGGTCAGGTATCTCGTTGGGGGTGCAGGTCACTCCCAACGTTACTGGAGATAATATGCCAACATACATCATAGAAAATAAAAAGACCGAAGAACGAGAAGAAAGATTTTGTTCTTGGAGTGAAATCGAAAAATTCATTCAAGAAAATCCTGACTGGCATATCCCACCTTCAGCGCCAAGTCTTGTTACCCACACTGGAAACATTGTTAATAAAACAAGTGGTGATTGGAAAAATCATCTTGAGAATATTAAAAAGGGTTCGGGTTCTGGAAACTCCATCAAGGTATGAACGACTTCATAAAGGTCTATCCCATTGAAACACATGAGGAGAACTTTGACCAACTGATGACGATGATTGAACACTGTATCGAACGTAGTCCCTGTGGATATGCGAACATGTCACATACAGACTACAAGATACACGACAATCAAAAGAAAAATCCTTTCCAACCATACAGACAAATCTGGAGACAGATGGTCAATCCCTACATAAAACAGTATATGCAATCTTTTGGATGTAACAAACTAAGAGAACATAACACTTGGTATGCTCAATATTATGATGGGGCTGATTTTGGTTGGCACACCCATACAGGAACAAATGTGTCATGTGTGTATCTACTTGAGGGAACACCAAAGGATGCGACTCAATTTTGGGGATTTGACATTGAAGTAAAAGAAGGTGACCTTGTAATGTTTCCTGCTATGGTGAGACATAGGTCACCTCAAGTCAATCAGGGAAGAAAAACAATCATTGCACAAAACATGGATATACTGTGAAAAAACTTAGAATGGATAATTTGTTATCCTATGAACCAATTACAAATAATCAAAAGATTGCTTACGAGGCTTGGGATGAGGGTGACAACCTAGTTCTATGCGGTAGTGCAGGAACAGGGAAAACATTTATCGGAATGTATCTTGGACTTGAGTCTGTCTTAGATAAGTCTTGGGAACAGAATAAACTTGTTATCGTAAGAAGTGTTGTTCCAACACGAGAAATGGGTTACCTGCCTGGCTCTATTGAAGAAAAGGTAGATGCATACACTGCACCATATCGTTCTATCACAAATGAACTATTCAACGATAGAAACGCATTTGATATGTTAGAAAGTCAGGGTCAACTCTCTTTTATGTCAACGTCTTTTATTCGTGGTATCACTCTGGATGATTGTGTTCTGTTAATTGATGAAATGCAGAATCTTACCTTTCATGAACTTGACTCAATCATTACACGAGTCGGACGTAATACCAAAGTCATATTCAGTGGAGACTACTATCAGTCAGACCTTACAAAAGAAACAGATAAGAATGGTGTTCTGCACTTCATGAATATCATGGAACAACTAAAAGATTTTTCAATAATTGAATTTAACTGGACTGACATTGTAAGGTCAGGATTTGTTAGAGACTATATAATGACAAAAGAAATGTTGGAGAGAAAAAATGCAACTATCTAAAAACTTTACACTCAAAGAATTTACCAAGTCAATGACTGCAACTCGTTTGGATATCGACAATACACCTCAAGGAGAACATCTAGAGAACGCAGAGGCGTTGTTTAAAAATATTGTTCAACCTGTTCGTGACTACTTTGGGCCTACAAAAATCAATAGTGGATATCGTTCACCCGAACTCAATGAAGCAGTCGGAGGGTCATCTCACTCTCAACATTGTAAGGGTGAGGCAGTAGATATCGAATGTATAGGAAATAGTAACTATGACGTTGCGGTGTGGATAAAGGATAATCTAGACTTTGACCAACTCATCCTTGAGTTCTATACGCCTGGCGTTCCTGATTCTGGTTGGGTTCATGTATCATTCGCAAGAGTGACACTCAATCGTAGGTCAATTCTGACCGCCATGAAAGAGAATGGTAAGACAGTATATAAAGAGGGATTAATTGAGTAAAAAGACTTGACATATCGTGTTTTATGTGGTATAAAGGTAGTATATAATGATTAATAAGAAAGGAAATGATATGAATAAAGTGATTCTTACCGATTGTGATGGAGTTCTCCTGAACTGGGAATATGCGTTTCACGTCTGGATGGAACAGATGGGATACGAAAAGCGTGAAGGTTGTTACGATGTCTATGATGTCGCTGACAAATACTACATTACCAAAGAAGAAGGTAAGAAACTTGTAAAGATGTTCAACCAAAGTGCCGCAATGGGATTTCTTCCCCCTCTTCGGGATGCAGTTGAATATGTAAGAAAACTACACGAAAAAGGTTATGTCTTTCACCTCATCACAAGTATGAGTAATGACCAAAATGCTCAACGGCTTCGGACAAAGAATATCAAGAAGTTGTTTGGCAAAACTGCTTTTGAAAAATTTATCTATCTCGACACTGGTGCAGATAAGGATGAAGAATTGTCTAAATACAAAGACAAAGAATACATCTGGATTGAAGACAAGGTTGAGAACGCAGAGTGCGGTGATAGTTTCGGTCTCGAATCAATTCTGATGGAACACACGTTCAATATGGATAATGAAAAGTTTCCATTGATGAAGAATTGGAAAGAGATATATGAGTATATCACGGCCGAATGATGGTAATTTTGAAGTAGGAAAAGAACTCTCTGAAAAACCTAAGTTCCCAATTGAAGATGTAATTCAAGTCGTAAGATTTGAAGAACATGAAGAACATGCGGAATCTTTTATGTGGGCGATTGACGAAATGATTGCCCTTGACCCTAAAATGACACTTACGCCTGACAAGCATTGGGGAGATTATCAAAATGCACCTAATCATAAAGATATGCAACTCTTCGATGGTAAGAATGAGAAAGGTTATGGCCACCCTTTCTCAAATCACTATGGTGAAAAGTATTCAGAAACAAATCGAATCTACGAAGACAAATTCAAAGAGTTTCTCAAACCATATTTACAGAGATATGCCGAGAAGTTTTATTGTAATATTGTTACCATAAATAGAGTTTGGTTTTCGAGATATCGTCTCAAGAATGGATTTGGTTGGCACACTCACGCAGGTGTGAATATGTCAGGTGTATATCTACTAGATATGCCTGATTATTGTGTAACCGAGTTCAAGATTGATATGGACATCCCAGCCAAAGAGGGTGACCTAATTCTATTTCCCTCAAGTTTTATTCATCGTTGTCCACCTGTTTACGAGGATGGAAAGACCGCAATTGTATTTTCGTGGGATATGCACTATCTACCACCTGAGTTTGAAAAGAATTGGAAAAATGACTAATCCTGTCAAATTATATAATCTAAAAGAACATGACGAATATGCAGATGAGCTCATGCTGGCAATCGACCAGTTATGTGAAACAAGAGATGATATTGAAATACACAAGGGTATTCACTGGGCAGACCACCACCTCAACGAGAAACTCTACGAAAAAAAGTTTCGACAACTGATACAACCATATCTCATCAATTGTGCAAAGGAACACTATGGATGCGACATGGCAGAGTTTCGTCAGTGTTGGTTTTCTCGTGTTCGAAACTCAAAGGGTAATGGATGGCATACTCATGGACAAACCAATATGTCGGGAGTCTACTATCTAGAGATGCCGAAGAAGAAATATGTAACAAGTTTCTGGGACAAGTCTGTTGAGATAGATGCGAAAGAAGGTGACTTTATATTGTTTCCTTCTCATATGTTACATGCATGTCCACCAATCGATGAGGAAAAGAAAACAGTAATCTCTTTTGATTGGGATATATACTTATCAAATCATCTAGTCTCAGAGAAGTGGGACAGGTGGATAGTGGACTATGAAGAATCAATATATGCTAAAGGAACACCTATACATAAACTAGGAGATAAAAATGGCTGAAATAAGCATACAAAAACAAAAAATAACAGTTGACAGTGATGGCACTTTGGCTGGCGCAGACTTAAATGATGATGGTCATATAAGTGAGGCAGAACTAAATATGCACTTGGAGTTCAGACGCAAAGAACTCGAAGATGCAGATGCGATGCGTGACTCTCAAAGAAAGATGGCATGGTTCGCTCTCTTTGGAATGTTGTTGTATCCCTTCGCTGTTGTATTGGCAAATCTCATAGGACTTGATACAGCGGCAAACATATTAGGTGATATGGCTCCCACATACTTCGTATCTGTTGCTGCTATCGTTGCAGCATTCTACGCAAAAGATGCTATAACAAAAGGTAAGTAATGTCAGGAACAATATGTGCGCTTGTTTGGGTTGGTGTCACTCATGCTTACATGGATGGAGTCTCTGGTGTATTAGTGAAACGATGTAAATATAAATGTGGCGAACAATATGAGAGACACCAAATATATTATGAAGACCAATGTCCAAACAAATTTGTCATGGGTGGCAAAACAAAAAGTTTATATAATATAATGAGACAACAAAGAAGAAGATAATGGAACGTATACAATGGCGTGGCACATGGGGTATAGGTGACTCCATGCGTGGTTTGAACACAGCACATCAACATGCTCACGATACTAATCAAGAAGTTCATCTTGAGATGCACTGGCCTCATGGTGAGGACTATCTAACACATCCTAAAGACCCTGAAACAATTGTTCAAAGAACAGATTGGATACACTCTCGTTATCATAACCATGAAAGAGTGAAGTTGACGCATGTCTTTGATTCTGATTTGTTTTGTTCTGATAACAAGAATCCTGATAATAACAAAGCTCGTTTTTACTTCGAGTCAAATACATATGAACCAGATGGTTGGCCGTCATGTCACTGGATATTCTCCAAAGACCAATTTGTCCCTTCAAAGAAGAAAATAGTAGTCTGGACACCGACTCATAATAGTGAATCCCCAAGAAAATGGAAAAGAGTCTTGACAAATGAGGATTGGTATGATATAATTAAGATGCTTTCTTGGGAGGGTTGGATAACTGTAGAATTAACTTACAGGACTCCGATTCGTGATGCATATAAACAAATCCAAGAAGCAAACTTTATTCTGTGTTATGATGGAATGTGGCACTACATTGCAAGAAACTTTGCAAAACCAATGCTCATTCCTTCATGGGAAGGTGTAACTACTTATAACACTCCTAACGCAGTGAAGAAACATAGTAGTTGGAGATATAAGAAGGCTATCGGTGATGGCTCTCCAGATGTCTTTGCACCTACTCTTGGTATGATGAAAACAACAGCAAATCAATATCTAAAGAGAATAAAGAAATATTATGATTGA